GAGCCTTATCTCAACAGGAGAGTTCAAAGAATTCATAGAGGGTCTAGGTGAGACTTCAGAGATTGATGATAAAACACTGAGTCTTCTACTTGCACGTAGAGCTGGTGGTGGCACAGATAACTCAGATACATATAAAGAGAGTCAGTACATAGCAGCAGGTTTTGGTAGTATTAAAGAGTACTACACAAGTGGAATGATTGAGTTGTTGTGGTTCTATGGTGATGTATTTGATGACACTACACAAGAGATTCACAAAGGTAGATGTATTGTTGTAGTAGATGGTAATACTGTTGTCTATGATGCATACAAACCTAAGAGTAAGCTGTTTAAGGGTTCATGGAAACCTCGTCCTGATAACCTATGGAGTCAAGGGCCACTGGATAATCTAGTAGGTATTAACTACATGATTAACCACAGAGAGAACTCTAAGAATGATTCTATAGATAGTTTTGCTAACCCTGATAGAGCCTATGTAGGTGATGTAGAAGAGATATATGATTCAGTAACAGGACAGACTAAGTACATCATGCCTGAAGGCGGCAGTGTTACGGATATTACTCCTGATGCTACAGTCCTCACTTATGACAACCAAATACAGATGCACATGGAAATGGCTCGTAGAGCAGCTAGAATTCCACAGCAACTAACAGGCTTTAAAACTTCAGGTGAGAAGACTGCCTTTGAAGTACAGAATCTAAACGATGGTGCCTTTAGAGGTTTTATTAATAAAGCCATGCAATTTGAAGAAGATGTTATTGAACGAGTTGTTACTTCTGAAATCAGAGTAGCTAAAGAAAACTTCAGTACGGTTATTAATGTTCTTGAGGAAGATGAAGAAGGTATTATTAGTGTCTTAGAAGTAACAGAAGAAGACCTAAGTAGTAATGGTAAGCTTGTTCCTTTTGGAGCTAGACGCTTCTCACGTAACTTACAACAGCTTGCAGGACTACAAAACCTTACACAAGGGCCAATGTACCAGATACTAGGTAAACACTTCAACACATACGACTTAGCTCGTGTATGGGAGTCTCTGAATGGCTTTGAGAACTACCAAGTGATTAAGAAGTTTGCTGCTATTGATGAGGCTATGGAAGAACAAGAAGCCACTACATTAGCACAACAGTCAATGGAACAAACAATGTCACAGCCTACAGCTATTGAAATGGAAATGGATGCTGAGATGATGGGAGATGAAGATGAGTAGTAATTTTAAGATACCTAAGTTTATATCTAAAGCTTTTAACTCAAAAACACAAAAAGATAAAGATAAGCTAATTACTCAATACAAAAACTGGTACTCAGAAGAAGTAACAGAGATATGGATAAAAGGTTTCCAAGATAGGATTGATGCTTTAATTAAAGAAGATGAATCCCTTGTTCCTTCTCGTGAGTTTGAGTTCCAACAACAAGTAATTGCTAATCGAGCAGAGCGATTAGTACTGCGCTCTTTAATCAAAGAAATGAATTACAAGGTATAGTAATGCCAAGATATGATTACAACTGTAAGAAGTGTAATGCTGATAAAGAGATTGTACATAGCATAAAAGAAACCCCGCAGTACTTTTGTTTAGTCTGTGACACAAAGCTTGAGAGAGTTATTAGAAGTACAACCTTTCACTTAAAAGGAAGTGGATGGTTTAAACCTCAGAAGGATAATTAGTATGATGACAAAGAAAACACAGTACTCGGCAAAGAAGGCTCCTGCTCCTAAAGCTAAGAAGCCCATGAAAACTAAATCCACAATGAAAAAGAAATAGGAATTATTAATGTCTGACCAAGACTTAAAAACTGATACACCCGCTGACAAAGCACCAGTACAAGAAGCACTATTTACTATAGGTGATAGAAACTTTAATAAGGATGATGCAGTAAATAAGATTACTAATGCTGATTCTTTTATTGAGCAACTTAAAGCTGAAGGTAAAACTAAAGACGATGAACTAGCTCAACTGAGAGCGCAGATTGACCAATCTACGAAGTTAGACGATGCACTAGCACGTATGAATTCTCAGGGAACAGGTGAAACGCTAAATCAAGAAGCACCGACCAGTGCCATTGATATTGAAGCTCTAAAGAAAGAACTATTAGGTACTATGTCCGAATCCCTTTCACAGAAAGAAAAGGATACCTTATCTCAGAAGAATCAAGAGGACAGCATCAGTGCTGCTCAGGCGATTTATGGTGACTCTTATGAGAGCAAATTGCGGGAGAAAGCAAAGCAACTAGGTATGTCTGATGCAGATATTATCTCTGAAGCAAGCGCCAATCCTACAAAGTTTAAGGCTTTGTTTGGCTTAAACAACAACAAGCAGTCTACTCCATCTCCCTCGTTTGGAGGCAGTGTTCCTCGCGGTAACGCAAATGAACGTGTCTTTAAGTTAGGTGGTTTCAGTACGCAAGACCAAGTGAACAACATGAAAGAAACACTTGCCTCGTTTGCTAAAGCTAGTGGCGTTGACCCTGAATCCGTATATAAATTTTAAGGAATAAATATGTCTTATGTATCTTCACAAAACCCCAATATAATCCGTCAAGAAGTCTATGATGCGGCTCTAGCTAAGTCGTTAGATGATTGGTTAGTGGGTCGTCCTCTCTTTGATGACAAAACAGGTATCTTTGGTGATGGTGACACATTAAAGATTACAAAAACTGGTGACAGAGCACTATCTAATTACTCTGAAGACACTGGTGTAGACTTCTCTAAGATGGCTACTTCTCGTGTTGAGCTTGCTGTTACAGATTACAAGCAAGACGGTTGGTATATGACTGACAAGCAAAAGCAAGATGGTCATCAGGCTATGGCTTTCTTTGCTGAGAACGTACGTAAGAGTACTCTTGCTTTTGAACGTGATATTGAGCAAGCTGTATTCAAGGTTGCTAACCAACAGACAACTGGAGACCTGAACTTAATTAATGGTCAACCGCACCGTTTTGCTGGTAGTGGTACTTCAGGTAATATTGCCTTACAAGATATTGCTAACTTAAAGTTATCTTTTGATTTGGCTTTGGTTCCTATTGCTAATCGTGTACTAGTAATTAACCCACAGCAGGAATTTGAATTAAACAAATTGTTGAACATTGTTGAAAGTACAGATGGTAGTACATTTAACAACAACTTCGATGGTTTAATCCAGACTGGTTTTGGTGAGCGTCTTAACTTTGTACGTAACATCTATGGCTTTAACATTATGATTAGCCATAACCTCCCTGCTGTTAGTGAAACTATTGTTAAAGCTGATGGTACAGGCAGTGCAGCTATTAGTGGTCAAGCTATGATTGCTATGTCTATGGCTTCTAGTGACGATATGCCTTTCATGGGTGTTATGCGTCAACGTCCTGCTTCTGAGTTTTTCCGTAATACTAATATGAAGCGTGATGAGTACTCAACTACTTGTCGTTATGGCTTTGCATTAAAACGTGCTGAAACTCTTGGCGTAATCGTAACCCCAACTTAATAGGAATATAAAATATGTCTGCACAACCTTTGAATCTATATAGTGTAAATGATTACACTTCCTCTGTTAGCGGTGCTCAAGTATCTCAAGTTGGTACTACTCGCACTGTTGAATATCGCTTTGACTTAGCAGGTACTAAGCCCACAACTGGTGTAAGTGGCCCTCAAATTACTATCCCTGTTGGTGCTGTAATTCGTAGTGGTTCCCTCATCTGTGAAGGTACTCTATCTGGTGGGACTAACATTGCTTTCGGTGTCAGTACTCCTGCTGGCGTTGTAACAGATGCTGATGGTTTACTAACAGCTAACACTGGTACTACAGGTGTTATTGCCTTTAACGGTGCTTTACTTGGAACAGCTCTCGCTGCTGAAGGGCAATTAACAGTTGCTGCCTCACGTAACGTGGGTGTTGTTAAAGTTGTTGTTGTTTACGACTTGTACTAAGAGTTGATATTTCATAGGGATTAGAGAGTCCCTATTATAATATTTATTGGAGAGAACGATGCAATTAACACTTTTACAAGTTGTACAACAGTACCTAGATGCTACAAGTGGTTTCTATGTAGATAGTATATTTGATACAGATGAGAGCCAGCAAGTAGCCAACATATCAGAGCGTATCTATTACGAAATGGTACAAGATTTTCCACATCTATTATTTGTACAAAAAGATGTAACCCTTGATTCAATTAGTGACCCCACTAAACCTAACTTCCTATTAATACCCAAAGAAGTCCAGAGTATTAAAGACAGTGAGTTGTATTATAATATATCTGAGAGTGGTGATTTACAATACAGAGCCCTGAAGTACTGTTCTCCTTTGGAGTTTATGAGCATTACTGCACAGTATAGCTCTAAAGATACTTCGGTAGATGTTATTACTGGTTTTGATAATCAGAAGATGGGTGTTATTAATGATGAATGGCCTCAGTACTTTACTTCTTTTGATGGGGAGCACATCGTAACTAACTCTTATAATTCAGAGTACGATACAACAATCCAAGCATCAAAGACTCGTATACTAGTTTCTCAAATGCCTGTGTTCTTACAACAAGACGAATTTATTATTCCTGTACCTCAACACCTAAGTAGTACTTATATGAGTATGGTACTAGATGAATGCTTTAACTTAGTGTACCAACAACCCAATGCAAAGATTAGTCAGAAGGCTCGTAAGCTAAGAATCTCACTACAACAAGCAAGTGCAGTAGTAGGTAGTGGTGGAAGGGCTAGGAAGTCTTATGGTAAAAGAAGTTCAATAGCAAGGAGCACAAGACGGTGAGTGATATATTCCAACAAGACCTTATGACAATCGAAGGAGCTAAGTACAGCCTCCTGTACTCCCCTGTAGAGATGTATCACTTCAGTAGTAAGGGCAATACCCCTCTGGAGTTAATGGGTTGCTTCACGTGCCGTATAGCGGCTCTCACGCAGTTTGACAGATACAACAAGAGACTTGAGTTAAGTACCGAAGTTAAAAGGGTTGAAATAAAAGAAAATACACTCTTAGAAGACCTCACTACAAAAGTAGAATTACTGAGCTTTGCAGAACACAACAACATAGAAGTGCCTAGTGGTCTTTCTAATCCAAAACAAATAAAGAAATTATTATTAGGAGTCCTAAACACAAATGGCTAAGTATACTCGCAGTACACTTACGGGGGATAATGCACCAGTTAATGCTGAGTTGGAAAAGATTCAGAGTGCAATAGATGACCAATTTGATAGGAACCCCACAGCAGGGAAAGCTAATCAATTAGATGGTAATTTGGATGCTAATTCTAATCGTATATATAACCTAGCTGCTCCTAAAGAGCCAAATGATGCTGCGCGTTTAAAGGATATACAGGCAGCAGGTACAGGCACAGGTGTCATATTACCAGACCAATCAGGCCAAGTGGGGGAGTACTTAAAAACAGATGGTACTACAGCTTTTTGGTCTTCTGTTTCTCAAGGGGATGTTGGTTTAGCTAATGCAGATAATACAAGTGATTTAAATAAACCTGTATCAACACTCCAACAAACAGAAATTAATACAAGAGCCCTTCAAGTAGACACATTCGCTAATTTATTGTTGTTAACAGCTACTACAACAGGGCAAGCTTTTATATGCCAAGAAAGAGGAAGCGCACTTTATATATTACAACCTGAAGGTGTTAGCGCACTAGCTGGAGACGCTGTTTTTGCTAATAGCAGGCTCGCACAATTACAGGTTGATGGCTATGTTGATATACGTTGGACTGGCGCAGTAGAGCTGACAGACTCAACTACAGCAATACAACTGGCAATTACAAGAGCTGGACAACAGGCCGTGGGTAGTGTAGGAAGTGATTCAAGAACTATTTTTTCTCCTGTCCAAGTCTGGGCGTCAGCAGGGGCGTATTTAGTTAGCTCGACTCTTACCCAGAATAAAAACTTTGTTGAAATTGTTGGTGCAGGTAATGGCTCAACTGTATTTTATCGCGTTGACGGTGACTATGGCGACACTATGCAAGTTCAGCCAATTGACCCTACGGTTACTAAGCTTATTGGTGCAAGCGTAAGAGGTATTAAATTTGACTCGCGAGTTGAAATGAATAGCGGCGCTCATTTGAGACTTGAATCATTATCACAGTTTAACTTCGATGATATATTATTCGAGAATGGATTTATCAATCTTAAATTTGGTGGCCTGCAATCAGGCTTTATAAACAACACAATCATTAAATCAGGTAGGTATTTTAGCACAGCCAAAGCAGGCTCTAAATTCGTTGAGATTTTTGATAGTACATTTGAAAATACAGAGGTATTTGTAACAAACTTTAACTGGACGTTTACAATTAACCCTACAATAGAAGTAGGATTGTCTATCACTGAGGGTGACGGTATTTGGTTTTCTGATGGGCATATACTTGGTGCTGCAACAGACCTACTAATAGATGGTACTTCGAGCGCACAGCTAATGGGTATGCGATTCAATGATGTATGGTTTGATGGATTTACAGCTAAGAACATTGTCATTAAAGGTGTAGCTAGCGGCTCGTTTAAAAACATAGACTTTGACTTTTGTAAGTTGTCAGGAGCAACTAGTTTAGGCCTACATGTTGAGTCAGGCTGTAATGTAGCTGATGTTAATTTTAATGGCACAAGCATTAGAAATTCAAACGGTAACGGCGCATTATTAGAGGGCGGTAAGAAATTTACATTTGATGGCCCATTTGATGATGTAGCAAGGGCTGGCGCATCTAATCAGTATTTTATAAAAGTCGAATCAGGGAGTGGCGTAGAAGAATTAATTGTTACCAGTAAAAAAATGTCTGCAACCACCATTGATTATGGCATTAGAATATTAGACAGCGGTTGTACTGCACTTATCAATGATGTAATTTTTAAGGGTGTACAAACAGAGGAAGTGGACATCCCAAGCTCCGGATTTAAAGGGAAAGTTAGCGGTTGTACAACTGATAGAGCTAATGCCAATGACGCAGCGGCAGCTTCTTCGGTCGCCTTGCCTGTTATCTCTGATGTTGTTAGCATCACAGGCACAACGCAAATAATTAATACTCTGACCAATGTATGGGAAGGAAGGACAGTAGTCCTCAGGGGTGCAACAGCGGCGCATACGTTAGACCCTGGCGCTGGCAACTTGCTTTTTAATGGTGATGCAGATATAACCTTAAACGCCAATAGAGGCATAAGAATAACTTACAGCGGAGCAGCATGGTATGACGCATAACTTGGAATACATGGAATCAACACTAGAGGCGCTAAAAAGAATGAATTTTAATCATCCTGATTATGAGGGGTAGCCTATGAGAGCAGCAGGGCAGAAAGAATACGTAAATCTAGCAAAGGGTCTTATTACGGAAGTGAGTCCTTTGTCTTTTCCTGAAGGAGCGACTAGCTCTGAACTTAACTTTGTGGTTAATAAAAATGGATTAGTAAGAGAACGGAGAAAAGGTTTTATAACTGTGTATCCTAATAATTCTTTTTTAGGAAACGATAGCATACTAGAGAATCTTTTTTACTGGAGAGGGAGTACTTATTGTGTTGCTATACTGACTAACAGTGTACCTGAAACTTATCTTAGAATACATGCTGTTGATACAAGCTTCAGTAGTGTGGCTCTTATTAAGATTGCTGATGCAGTTGTTGAAACACAGATTGCAGAGCTAACAGATACACTTTTAATTACTCTTTCTAATAATGATTCTCCAATCCTTTTGGCTTATGATGAGGTAGCAGAAACTATTACTGTTAACTTAGTCTCTTTGTACATGAGAGACTTTGAATTAGTAAATGATGGTTTAACTGTATCAGAGAATCCTACTTCACTTACTGATAACCATAAGTATAACCTATACAACTCAGGGTGGTTTGTTAGTAAGAAAGATGAGAACCAAGGTGGCTTCCCTCTTGAAAATACAGTAACAACTTATCATAATGCTTTTTCTAAGTATCCTAGTAATGCAGACAGTGTTGGTGTTGGTATGATTACTAATGGCAGCGGTGAACTTACTTTTGACCCCGAGTATGTAAGAGATGCAGGACTTGGTAATAGTCTTTCTCCTAGAGGTCACTACGTATTTGCTCTTGATTTCTTTAACAGAACAACAAGACTAGCTGACCCAAATAATGATGGAGCCCCTAGTACAACTCTTACATCTATAGGTGTTGTGAACCTTTCAGGAACTCCTTCTTACAATCCTAATGTTCCTACAGGTGGTGGTAATACAAACCCCAACTTTGACCCTTATCCTTTTGAACCTTTTGAAATAGGAGATTTTCCATAGTGGCTGTTACTGCCCCAACAACTAATACTAAGAATCCTAATTGCTGTGCTTCAGCTTTTGGGAGATTCTTTTATGCTGTAGATAGTACTCTTATGTATTCTCAAGTAATTGTTAGTTCTTCTCAATCAGGTAATTGTTATCAAAACAACGACCCAACAAGTGAGACTATTCCTGATTTACTTGATACAGATGGGGGTATTATTCCTCTTGAAGATAGTATTTCTATTAAAGCTATTACCCCTTTCAGAAGTGGTATATTAGTCTTTGCTACTAATGGTGTGTGGTATATTTATAATGCTGATGGAGGTTTTAAAGCCACAGGATTCAACATATCAAAAGTAACAGAAAGGGGTATTGCAACTCAAAGGAGTATCGTAGAAGCTGAAGGGAGTGTGTATTA